ATTCATTTGCAATTTCTTCTTTCACTTCGTTTTTTGTTGGAAGTGATTTAGCATATGCAAAGAATGGAATTCGTTCATTAGCTCCTTGAATAAGTGTATATTCACCTGATGGTGAGAAGTAGGTTAATGGAAATCCATCAACTGCTCCATTGTATTCACTGATAGGTAGCATCATTACTCCGTTTACAAATATTTGATATTCGTTACTTGGTTTATTTTGGTAGATAATTATTTCAGTATAATCCTGTTGTGGTTGTTTCAAGTAGTAATCACCCCATAGACCATCTGAGTTAGCTGGTACTGTTCGTGTTGGTGTTCGTGGTACAAATTTCCATCGTGGGAAGTCTTTGTATACTCGAGCTGCGTCAACAGTTGGTACATGCATAACTACGAATAGGTATGGTTGTTTTTTGATATCTGATTCTTGGATATTAGCCAAAAATACAGCAGTGTTTGGGATTGCTACTGATTCACAAATTTCATCCATCTGTTTTACTTCTGTATTCCATTTCATTTTGAATGGGTCTACATTTTTAACAGGTATTTTTTTTGTATCGTAAATTTTTGTTCGTTGTTCAAGAGCAAATACGTTCCCTTGTGAGATATTGATACGAATGTATTCCGGAGACTTAGCATCGAACACTTCTTTCTCGAATGAGTTTCGAAGTTTCGCTGTTAAGAAGTTCCCAATATCTGCATAGTCAGGATTGTCTTCATCATAGAAACAAACTTGTGGTTGTAGGTTCATTGAACTGATAATCTCCTGCACAGTGGTATCTTTTTCGTGAATGACTCCTGTTACCACCCGTGAATCACTTGGATTCTTTTTAGGTGGGTTATATGCCATGTCTTGCTGTCGGTTGATAAGGTAATACTCTGAGTAACTTTTATCATTTAGCTCTTGGTGTGGCTGTTCCCGAGTTTTGTATGATAATTGCAACTTATTGAGTAGGTCGCTACGATACTTCATCTCGTTTTGAGAGTAATCTGGTGCTTCCGCTCCTCGAGTTTTAGTGTCGTATAGACTGTTGAGTTTATTATCCATAGATAGTCTGAATTATACCATATTCATAATAATAATGCAAGACTAGACACCCCATTTGTTGAATTGTCTTTGTTCATTCATTAACATTTGCTTTCTTGCCGCTTCTGGACGCATTCCACTCTTGTCTCCATTGAGTTCGAAGAACATTCGCATGTATAATGCATCTGTGTAGTCAGTAGATTTACCCCCTAACGCATCCTTCATTTCATCTTTACCGATAATCTTCAATTTCTTCTCATCGGTAATCTCCTCAACCTTCCACAGTTGCAATTCCGCAATGATGTTCTTTTTAACCTCATCAGTATAGTTCTCAACCTTTAGTTTCCCAAGTTTTATGTGATATGCTGCCTCATAGATACATTGTGTCCGTAGGTTTGCGTAGAATGCCCGTTTCAACTCATCATATTTAGCATTCTTGTCCTGTAGTGCTGACGAACCTCCGAGAAATCCTCGTATTCCAGGTATTACGCTTGGTAGGTACGCCCCTTCTCCTGCCGCATCTGCTACAATGTTCCGTTTTGGAACATCTTCTTGCCGAGAAAGCATATCAATCAACTGAATCAGGGTACTATGGTCTGTTTTTGGTATCACTACCGTCTTTGTTACCACGAAACCGTCCCATATCATGATAACCGCCATGTCTTTTCCGAGAAATGCCGGGTCGATAGTCATGTACTTCGTTCCGGTCTTCTCTCCTTCCCCTACGAACACTGATAACACCTCATCAAAGTTAAGCAGTGCACTTCCATCATCATCATATTCCCAAACTCCATGCTCCAAACGCTGTCGTTGAATCATATCCTTCAAATCCGCCAACTGTTCCCCGTATACCACTCTTGTGAATTCGTTATCTGAGAACTTTGCTTCAATAAACGCACAGTTTGCGGGTAATCGTCCCTCCTTGTTAGGCAAATAGAAGTCGTAGTACAACCAGTTCTTCTTTGGGTTACAGGTAATGAGAATCTTTGGCTTAATCTCATCACTCATGTGTCGTCCAATACGAGACTTTAAGATTTCGAATGCCCTGTTATCCACTTCTCCGGCTTCCTCAATCCATCCTCCTGAGAATTCGAGTGACCCGAACCGTTCGAATAGTGGGTCTGTTGGTGTTGATTTCAAATCAAGCAAATCTATACGACTCCCATTGGTAAATTGTATGTAGTTGTACTGCCCGTTGATAGTCATCACCTCCTCGAACTTCAAATCGTGGTATACGCATACCTTTCGCATAGATGGTACCACTGACATCATGATTCTTTTGAGTTCCGAACGCCCAATGAACCATTTTGAACCGGGATACGTCAAACACATGGATAATAACCATTCACAACCAAGCCAGGTGTTGTGTGTAACTACGAAGTCTTTTATTACGAATAGTGATGATGGGTGGTCTACTTTGAAACAAACAGTTTCACCGTCACTTATTCTTTCTATTGATTTAATGTATCGTTTGTCGTATTTAGCAACTTTAACTCGTTCAACCTTTCGTTTTAATCGAAATGGCATGAATCTATTACAGTGTGATACTCGTACATCCTTTTCATGATTCTGACTATTTTTTTGATTTCCATTTCCACCACCTAGTCTTTTTTTTGTTTCAATACTAGATTTTCCTCCAAGACTCCGCACTAAATAAACCATGTCCTCTGCAAGACCTTGGTACATTGTTGAAAATGAACATGTTCCATCTTTATCTACTGTTCCATCACTATCCATGAGACCTTGTAAGAATGCAATACGAACTTCTGGTGTACCATTAAGAATATTTTCTGGTATTCTTTTGTTATCTTTACTCATTTTACCTAGTTCTTTAAATACACTTGCTGCTCCATTTGGAAAACCTAATTGACATTGATATACATTATCTCTGTATTTATATATATTCCATCCTCTTTCTTTTAAATACTGTGTTGTATCTATATCAGCTGTATAAATAATTGGTCTATCGCTCGCTAGTGTTCCATCACCAATAATATATCCTAAGATATACGGGTCGTACTCTGGTACATATGTTCCAGGTGCTGGAGATGTCATGAGTGGTATTGCATGAGACCCTTTCTCATTTACTAATTGTCTTGTACTTTTCACTTTCCAACCATCTCTCCAACTGTGTTTTGAGTTCCATACTGTCCATAGGTGCGTATCATCTACTATAGATTCTGCACCATCTTCAAATGTAAATTTATATCTTTCTTTCATCCCTTGTGGGAATATACCAAGAATATTTGTATATGTACCATCAACAGATACAAGTTTGTCTTCCATTGTTATATCTTTGGCTTTTTTCCATCCATTATTTGACAATACAAGTTGGTTTAAGTCAAGACCCTTTCCGCCACCGGCTGCGCCGCCGAAAACAACGTACTTAGTCGTCTTATCTAAAAGTTTTATCCACGCTTGAGCTTGTTTTGGTTGTGGTTTAATTTGCATAAATTGTGCAGAGATTATGCAAAGTAATACTTTGCATTGTTTTTGCTAATCCTCCAATTGTTCCTTTGTTGTTTCATCAACACCTAACATACTTTCTGGCATAACAATGTTGATACTCCTTGTATTATCCAGTGTTTGGTTGTTTGAGGTAATATCTAATTCACTCTTATCAATCCATTTGTAGTTAGATTTAAGGTTGAATATAGCTGCTGCTGGGTTAATAGTCCCCTTAATCAGTCCTTTTGCACCGTAATGCTCACATTTGGCCTTTGCGTATTTAATTAAGTTTGCCATTTCAACAATATCCTCCTTTGGTAGTGATGCGAATTCAAATCCACTGTCTTGTTCCATTCGTTGCCAGTTTAACAATGTCATTCTATTAGTGTCAAGTGCTAGTGCAAGACCTGTAATAAGGTATGGTTCTTCGTCTTGGTCACATTTATCGAAGTATGCTCCAATTTTTTCAGCTAGTTCTTCTGGTGATGACCATTTTGGTTTCCAGAATTTAGCTCTAACATTCCTATCTACATTATATACATTAGCATCGTAGATAGCTCTGCG